TGGACTTCCAGCAAGGACCTAACCATCGGGTTCCCCGCACCCCCTTGGCGCATCCATCCGCGGACCTCTTGCTTCACGACATTGGCCACTAGAGTACCGGAGAGAAAATTGCCACTGGTAGGATCCTGCACCAGCATGGACAAGTCAGGGGGCTTCGGACTTAGAACAGGGCTATACCAGTTGTCGAGACACAGACGCCAGTCTCGACAGACATGCTCGCATAACAATCGGTTCCAGGTCAGATACGTGGAGAGCACGTCAGGGAACCCAAGGCACAGAAAATCTATCAGATGTTGAACAGGATATCCGCCGACACAACTCGACCCTAATAGCACTCCCCTCACGATATCATCCTCCGAGCAGGACGGTCTAGTATACCGGAAGAACCGGTCTTCGGTCGAAGCCAGGCTTTGGTTGTCGAGCCCCGGATGCATCCTTGAATAAGCTCTAATGGCTCTCTCAGCTACTCGGACAGACATAGCATAAGCAACAAAAGGCGACGAGGATTGATAGGCAGAAGACTGACCGTTCGCGTATATGGACGTGAGTGCTGAATACAGGGATGGAGAAAGATCATTTGTTGAAGGAAACATCCGGGACATTCGTTTGAGGCTCGCTCGCAAAGGCCGCCCGTTCAGGTAGACATTCTTCCCGTATGCATACAGGGTAGAAGATCCCCATGATTCCGACGGCTTGATCGGCATCCCGACCTTACTTGCAATCTCATACAATCGATTAGACCAACCATGATAATCTTCTTTGATCGCTTGCACGACGCTCTCTTCTTGAGCAGACAGGCCCCCTGGTCTCGGTAGCTGGTATCGAGCAACCAAAACCTGATTGTCACCCTGGCCAGTGAGCTTGAACTCTGCATTTGAATCACCAGCAGCTGCAAGAACAATCAAAACCGTCAAGATTGTCCATCCCTTCTGCCTGAGGCCTTCGACGCCACCTCCTTGACCTTTCCATGCTAAGTTGTTCTGTACAACTTCTCGATTAGCATCGAGCGTGGGCCAATTGATCCCATCATGGCAGTGGTACTG